ATCGAAGGCGAACTGAACGCTGTACCCGATCTTGTCGGGGATGGGTTCGTTGAGGTTGTAAGCCTTGGTGATCACCGTGGATTCGTAATTCGCACCGCCATCGGTGTATGCGGAGCTTGAGACCGGCGACAACCGGCTATTCGGGAGGTAATCGTTGAAGGACCAGACCTGGCCCGCTCCCGCTGACACCGAGATGATATCGCCGGCAAACATGAGGACGGGTCCAAATGTTGAGAACGAGGTTGGAATGAAGTCGTTTACGATCCAGTTGTCCCAATATCCAAGCCAAGAGCGGGCCAGTGAGTGGTATACGATGACCGCGTTGTTCTCGTTGAGTGCCCCTTCGAGGGCGATATCGAGGCTGTTTTCGGTCAGGAGCGCGTATTCGCTTTCGATTCCGAGGATCGCTGGTTCCTCGGCAACGAACGGAACCGCCAACAGATAGCGGTTGTTCCAGAATACACCGTCGCAGAGATCGAGCTTGGTCTTGTCGATGCGACTGATGAGGTCGTTGATTGGGCTGGAGAGCGCGAGACCTACGCTAGTCTGGGTACCGGCTTGGATCTGCTGGAGAGATCGGATGCCGTCGCGGGAGAAGAAGAATACGTCAGGACCAACCGCGGTGATGGACCGGTGCGATGAGCAGCCGATATTGCCGCTGATGAGTGAAATGGTCCAATCGGCAGCATCCTGCGTAGGATCGGCATTTACGCTCCAAATAGAGCGTTCCTTGAAGACGATGAGTTGATAGCCGAACCAAGAGTAGAGTCCCTTGATGGGATCGCCATCGCCACCGATACGAAGAGACCCGAGAGGATCCCAGGATTCGCCATCGAGGATGTCCGAGAAGTAGAGGGTATCGGGCTGGATGGATGTATCCGCAGAAACCGCAAACAACCGATTGGTATGGGTGGTAAGAAAGATCGGTTTGGCAGGAGGCGTGAGCGATACAAAGGCTTTGGCGTGAGATTGATTTGCTGGCGAAACACTAACGGTTGGAGCGGTGACATAACCGCTGCCGGGATTGGTGATCGTTATGAATACGAGATTACCATCGTTAGCAACAACCGCAGTGGCCGTAGCCGTGATGCCGCTGGGAGGCGCGGAGATGGTTATTGTGGGGACAGAGTTATGACCGGACCCCTGATTGATTACATCGATGCGGCTGATCTTGCCGGCTGTGGTCGAGTTGTTGAGGTTCGCGCTTGAGACGTACTTCAGCGTTCCGAGACCGTCCGAATAAAACAATTTGTCATTTAATTGCGCAAAATAGACGTAGGAAGCGGAAGCGTTGAGCGTTGATCCCGAAATCAGGTTGTAGGAAACGCCGGGTGACCCGTAGTAGAGGCTCTTGGTGGAGGTGCTAAGGTCATTAACAGCGATGACGAGGCGTTCGGATGCGGCTGTGTCGAAGTAAAATCCGGACAATACCGTCGCGTTGATGGGAAGATTGCTGCCGAAGTTGGAAGTCGTTGACTCCCAGTTGGTGATGACGTCTTCCCAGTTGGCGGTGATGCTGTTGCCTGCCAGTGAAACGGCTCCTAGACGGGTGACGAGATTGCCGAAGTCGTCATAGTCCATGTTGATGGCCGATTCCATGCTGGTTGCAGGAATGCCATCGGGACGAGTGGCTGAAATTACGCCGGTCGAAAACCCAGTGCTTCCATCCAGAAGCATCTGGTCATCGAGAGCATCTGAGGATTGGAATGGCATGGCGGATTACAGGATGTCTTGGAACGTGTAATCGTACAAGCTATCTGGGATGATGCGGCTGATTTGCTGTTGTTGGCCGCGTTCCATGTCTTTCATGATGGCGACCTGAGCGGCTCCCTCTTGGAACTTGGCTTGGGCTTTGCCGTACTGCCGAGAGTATTCGAGAAGATCGCCTTCGGTGTAGGCCATTAGAGCGTTCTCTACGCCTCGCAGCTCGAAGTTGGTATCGTTGGAGATGGTGACCGCCTCACCGAACTGCCGCATCTGCGACTGCTTCTTGGCAAGGATGAACAGGGTGCCATCGGCATTGGGCGTGGGAACGAGCTTGATACGCGGAACACCGGCCTCGCCATAAGCTCCACCAATGAGCCGGGTCCAGTTAACGAAGTTGCCGGGGGTGGCTTTACGGCTATCGACGTTGTTCCAGGTGTTGGGATCGAGCTGGAAGAACGAGACCCATTCCGCGGCGGGAACTTCGATGCCATCGGTATCTCCGGTGACCGTGAAGCGAATGGCTACGGGGAAGTCGATGAAGGTATTGTAACCGGTCCCTGAAGCGTAGGCGGAGGTGACGTAATCGGAGAGGGTGACGATCTCAGTTCCGGCGGTGACCGGATGAGAGATAATGCCGAGGGTATCGTTCCACAGGCAGGAATCCCAGATCATCGAGTAGCGGCGGATACAGAACTTCTTGGCCAACGCGATGGTGGCCGAGTCTGTGAACGACAGCTTGTCGCAAGCCGCCTGAGCCGCTTCGGAGGGTTTCATGCGAAGTATTCTTGCAAGATCATTGAGGAGCTGACTCGGGCAGCGGAAGATGAGTTTGTTCCACTTAGAACATCTTGATACGTCTTGTTAACCCACATTGACGGGAACGTAGCACCAGTTGCGTACAAGTGAATCTTGTAAGTCACAGCGGATGCGGATGCAGGTGAATCAAGAATCTGAATGAACTGACTGTTAAAGAATTCGGAGCTGTAAGGACCAATTCCTGTAAAAGGAGCAATGCCGTATAAACTGGATCCAATGTTATTTGATCCAATCTCTGTTCCATTACGAGTTATCCTGAATGCTCCGTAATTGATATTTGTTCCTGAGTAATTTACCGCTATAGTAACCAACACCGTTGAGGCTATAGACCTAGGAGTAATCGATGTGGTAAGCACCGTTATCTCAGTTCCTGATCCAGCACTTGTGGCAACGAACGGACTCGCACCAGCGGTGGAGTCTTGATAGAGAGTCTGTTTTACTTGAGGAGCGGTTGTCGCACTTATACCCAACGAACTAGCGGTAACAACCTTAACCTTACTGGAATCGCTCGCATCAGTTATCAGCACCTTATCGGCGGCAAGATCAACCGTAACAGTTGAGATGTTGGGAGCCGTGATGTTGTCCGAGTTGAGAATCAACGTGTCGGTTCCTGCATTACCCAACGTGGTGTTACCGTTGGCTGCAAGATCACCGGTTAGCGTGGTCGCACCGGTCACTCCGAGGGTTGTGCCCACTGTGGCCGCTCCCGTAACAACAGCACTGGCCAACGTAGAGACTCCCGTGACTCCGAGGGTTGTCCCAACGGTAGCGGCTCCGGTGACTCCAACGCTTGCTAGTGTGCTTGCTCCCGCGACTCCGAGGGTACCGGTAACAGCGGTGGCACCGGTCAGGGTGGAGGTTCCGGTGACCGCGAGGTTTCCTGGGACCGTGAGGTTACCTGTTAGCGTGGTTGCTCCGGTGACATTGAGCGCACCGCCTATGGTCGCTGCACCGCTTGTAATGAGGCTTGAGAGGTTGGTAGCCCCGGTGACGGCCAAAGTGCCAGCAACAGCCGTATTACCGCTTGCAGAGGCTACTGTGAGCTTGTTAGTGGCTACGCTGAAGTCTCCGGTGGTATTGACTGCGGCGTTGGAGACTTGGAGTGCGGAGTCATTGCCGCTGCCGTCGCTGATGGCTTTGAGCGTTGCGCCTACGGTGGAGTTGTCGGAGTTCTTGAGTAGGCCAGTGTAGGTCGATGCAACGCTACTGCCTGTGAGTGGTGTTCCCATATCAGTTCTTCGGTAAAACGTACCAACCTGCCGGCAGCACCACCTTGGATGGTCCCACCAGCTTCTTATCTTTGTCGAATCCGTAGACGCTGGCCGTTGTAGGCTTGGCCAGCATCACCGGATCACCGGAAGGGACCAGGACCACCTTCGTCTGCTGGCAACCCAGGCAGATCGGCAACACGAGCAGCCAGATCATCCTTGAGATCATTAGGTGCTTTACCATGTTGCACATCGGTAGGTGGTGTTTCGCGGAGCCAATCAAGCAGGGCCTTGAGGATCTGGTAGACCCAGTTCACGGCTTGGTAACTTCGGCTTCCTTGGCATCCTTGGCCCAGATCAGGCCGATACCAGCGGTCACCGCGGCGATGGTGGTAGTCAGGTCGAGGTTGGTTGTCGGGTCACCGTCGAACAGGGCCTTAAGAGCCCCACCAACAGCGACGAGGATGGCACCTACACCGGCGAGAGTTGTTTTCGTGTTTTTCATTTGGATTTGAACAGCCTATAGGCTCCGTAACAGGCGCAGGCTAAGCCAATAAGCGCGGTGATAAGCCTTACCCATTCGGTAAGCCACGGAATAAACGAAACAGCGGTGGCACCTGCCGCTGCTGCTAGGCTGAGTCCAGGGCTGGTGCTGCTGTTCGTTGGTTCCATTACTCGGATTTAGGCTGGACGGCTTCAACCACCGGATTCGCCAGCTTGTAAGCCGCGACAACCGCCGGAGTCCACAGCGCATTCGCGATATTCACCACCTCGGTCGGCTGGCCTTCCAGCGAATCACCGGGGTTGAGCGTGTACTGCGAGGTAATCTCAGAACCGACAACCGCGCCATCGCTGTCGTAATCGATTCCGGTCGTGACGAACAGCGAGTTGTTCTGATTGACCTGCACTGCGACAATGTTGACTGGTACGATCATTGGATGGTGGGGCTAGGGGTTTGGCTTGCGGCGTAGGCTGCGACAGCGGCAGGAGTCCAGACAGCGTTGGCAATCGCGACAACCTGCTCAGGTTGACCCGTAAGGTCTGAGCCGGGAGCGAGACAGTAGCGGCGGAATGTAGAGGCTTTAACAACCTCGCCATCGACGATCTGATCGGATAGGCGAACCTGAAGCGTCGTGTTAGGAAGAACCTCGCAAAGCGAGAAGATAGTGCGTTCGGTGAGCATAGGATTAGACGTTGTAGGTGTATGTTCCGCGCAATCTGTAATTGTTTACCCATGTTGTTGCATTATTGTAAAAATTCAATCCAACTCGCGTTGCGTCTATTTGAAAAATTGAACCCATATATCCTACAATAGATACTTCTACAAATGCTCCGCAAGGTGTAGACGCTGTTGATTGTGAAAACGGCAACGTAAGATAAAGGTTTCCGCTTGCTGTTCCTATGGCTGTAATTGTAAAATCAAAATCGACAGAAACTCGTCTTCCTATCTTTGTATAAGCAGCACTGATCGGTGTAACTGTGGTTGGAGTTCCGGCAGAAGCCGTAAACGTCGGCGTCCACGTCCCCTCCTCGTAATCGGCTAGTATCTCGGAGGTTCCGGTTCCAGCAGTCGCGGAGAAGTCGATGCCGGTGCCGGACGTAGTCATCACTACGTTGCCGTTGGCTATTTTTACGTTGCCAGTGGAGTCGAGCCGCATCCGTTCAGCGGTTGCCACTCCGTTTGCGGTAACACCAAACACCATTGCGCTGGCGTAATTACCGTCCGTAGCGTTTTCCTTGATTGTCTTAATGCATCCCGCACGGGCAATCACGGTGCTTGGAGCTAGGAAAACATAACCCATGCTCAATCCGCCACCGTTATTGATAGCAAGAGCAGATGTATCAACCACATTAAGCGATTGAATTTCTATTCCAGTTCCAACCGCACTGCGAACATCAAGTTTTGAACCAGCAATCGGTGTCGCCGTACCAATACCCACCTGATCATTCGCCGCATCAACCTTCAGCGTATTCGTATCCACCGTCAGATCGCCGGTGATGGTGGCGGAGCCAGCGGTAACGAGTCCGGTGACAGTCAATGCTCCACTCGCGGTTGGTGAAGACGAGAGGATGTTGTTTACGCTGATCTTCTTCGTCG